GTGATTTAATACCCGTAGGTATCCGCCTGCGGCAGGATCCCGATAACCATGGCATCCAGCAGCGTTGCACCAATTGAAAATGCAGACAAATGTTCTCACCTCCTCGGATGTGGATTCCTTATTGCAGGGAGATTCGAAGAATCCCCAAAACAAGCAGATGGATGGGATAAAAGAGATAGAAAAACCATTTCGAACATGTCCGGCACCGTGTTCCACGTGTCCCGTTGTAACACAACAGGATGCCGAGGGCGGATGTGCCGATTCCCGCCATGCTCAAAAGCGCATACAGCAGGTTCTCGCCCAGGGGGAACCGTCCCCATCCGCCAAGCACATTCGTTCCGCCAAACAGCAGCGCTGCCACGGCAAATGCTGCTATTTCTTTGGTGCGGTTCTTTCCCGCCCAGCGAAACAGCAGGGTGAAGACCGGCGCCAGCCATGCCCAGTCGCTGATGCTGCTCAGCAGGATCAGTCCCAGAACCGCAGCGGTTTTCAGCAGGCGGCTGTTCCCGTGTTCCAGCACCCAAAGAATCCCAAAGCAGATGCAGAGGGTGAACAGCATGTTCACATATCCCTCCACCAAAAAATAGACCATGGAGATCGCCGTAAAATATCCCGCCGCTGTGAACAGTTCGCACAGCACCGTTCCGGCGGGCAGAAAAATTGTGGCAATATGGTTGAGCAGCATCGTCCCCATGGCAATGGATTTGAGGACATCCTGACTCCAGCCAGCATGTGATCTTGCACCAGACCGATTCATAACACCGCCCTCTTCTCTCTGCGGAATGCGCTTTTCTTTTTTTGTCACAATATTATATTACGTATAATATTGATTGTGATTATATTATAGCACGGCGTATGGGGTTTGTCAACGAAAAAACCCGTGTTTTTCGCCTTGAATGTAAACATTTATCAGGTATCGTGTAAATTCTCGTTCATAGTTGTACGCCGGCGTACAACTTTTGGCATCAGAACGCCTATGGGTGAGAGGACTTGTTTCGAACAGCGATCCTCTCCGGAAAAGGAAAGGAGATGCAGACGAAGATGGAACACAAAAACGAAGCAGGCAGGCGCAGCCTGTTCTGCTGCCACTATGCCCGGCTGGGAGATGTGGCGGAGGCAGCACGCTGTGCCGGCTATCCGGCGGAGCACGCTGCCGCAGAGGGCGCAGCGCTGCTCCGGCAGGCATCCTGCCGGCGAATGGTGGAGGCGTACCGCAGCGCACTCCAGGGCGATCCGGCGGCAATCGTCCGTGCCGGTCTGGAGCGGCTGGCGTTCGGGCGCACCAACGATGTGATTCAGCTGCTTCTGGCGGAGGAGCCTATGACGGGGCAGCAGATTCAGGCGCTGGATCTGTTTCCCGTGGCATCGCTGAAACGGGACAAGAGCGGCGGCATGGAGGTGCACTTTTTCGACCGGCTCAAGGCTCTGACCACGCTGTTTGAGAAGAGCAGTGAGGCGGACGGAAAGAATGCGGCTGCCTCGCTGCTGGCGGCGCTGGGCGGAACGGGGGATGCAGACGATGCAGTTTGATCGCTTTTCCCCCAAACAGAGAACCGCCATGTGCTGGTGGAGCCAGCGGCGGTACAGCGGATATGATGCCATCATCTGCGATGGCGCTGTGCGGTCGGGAAAGACGCTCTCCATGTCCATCGGCTTTGTGAGCTGGGCGATGTCCACGTTTCGGGGCGGCAGCTTCGCCCTGTGCGGAAAGACGGTGACGGCGCTGAAACGCAATGTCATGACACCGCTGGTGCAGCTGCTGGGAAGTCTGGGGTTCACCTGTCTGGAACGGGTGAGCAAGAACTATGCGGACATCTCCCTCGCCGGCATCACCAACCGCTTCTACCTCTTCGGCGGACGGGACGAGAGCTCCGCCGCACTGATCCAGGGCATGACGCTGTGCGGGGTATTTCTGGATGAGGTGGCGCTGATGCCACGTTCCTTTGTGGAACAGGCGGTGGCACGGTGCAGTGTGACCGGTTCTCGCCTTTGGTTCAATTGCAATCCGGATCACCCCTACCATTGGTTCTATCGGGAGTGGATCTGCAAAGCGGCGGAAAAAAACGCCCTCTACCTCCACTTCACCATGGCGGACAATCCCTCGCTGTCGGCTGCGGTACGCCGCCGTTATGAGCGGCTGTACACCGGCGCATTTTACGAGCGGTTTGTGCTGGGAAAGTGGACGGCGGCAGACGGACAGATCTATCCCATGTTCTCCGAGGCCCGCCACGTAGTGGACGCTGCGCCGGAATGCGACCGGTTCGTCATCTCCTGCGACTACGGCACTGTCAACCCTGCCTCTTTCGGGCTGTGGGGACACTGCGACGGCATCTGGTACCGCATGCGGGAGTATTACTACGACTCCCGCAAGATGGGACAGCGCCGCACCGATGAGGAGCACTACGCCGCACTGGAACAGCTGGCAGGGGACATTGCTGTGGAGTGTGTGGTCATTGACCCGTCTGCGGCGAGCATGATCGCCTGCATTCAGCGGCACGGCAGGTTTCGTGCCATTCCGGCGAACAACGAGGTGCTCACCGGCATTCAGCTGGTCAGCGACCTGCTGCAGCAGGACAAGCTGCGGTTCTGCCGGTGCTGTGCGGACATCCGGCGGGAGTTTCAGCAATACTGCTGGAACGATTCCGCTGCCGGCGATGCGCCCCGCAAGGAACACGACCACGCCATGGACGACATGCGGTATTTTGTCTCCACGGTGGTATGCCGGAAAGAGACAGACAGCTTCTGCGTCCTGTCCACCGCAAGAACTCAGCCCTGAAAGGAGGTGAAACGAGTATGAAATGGTTTCCCAAGAAAAAAGCGCCTGCGCCCATGGGCAGCATTCTCCAGAGCACGCCACGCTTTTCCGAAAGCGGCTGGTGCTCCGAGTTCTACGGGCTGGAGGAACAGATGCTCTACGGACAGCTGCGGGCTGCCGTTCCGGTCATTGACGCTGCCATCGGAAAAATCGTCCGGCTGACCGGCGATTTCCGGCTGGTGTGCGATTCCAGACGGTTTCAGCCCCAGCTGGACGCCTTTGTGCGGGAGGTGCCCGTGGGACTGACGGGGCAGTCGCTCCAGTGTTTTGCGGACAGCTATCTGGACAGCCTGCTCACCTACGGCAATGCGCTGGGGGAGATGCTGGTAGACCCACGCACCGGTGTGCTCACCGGATTGCAGACGGCACCGCCCCACTGTGTGCACATCCGGCAGGGCAGCAGCGTCAGCAGCCGTGAGTACTGGCTGATGGGGGAGAGCGCCTCCGAGATGCAGCGCATTGCCCATCCGGAGCGCATCCTGTTCACCGCCCTCAATCCGCCGGCAGGACAGCCCTACGGCATTTCCGTGCTCCGTGGGCTGCCCGCCATCAGCCGGATCCTGCTGCGCATCTACGAGTGCATCGGGCAGAACTACGACCGCATGGGCAATGTGCGCTATGCGGTAACGTATAAGCCCTCCGGCGATCCGGCAGAGCGTGCCTACGCCGGCGAACGCACCCGTCAGATCGCCAAGGAGTGGAGCGAGGGCATGCGTGCCGGAACGCACGGGGAGATTCGGGACTTTGTCTGTGCCGGCGATGTGGACATTCGGGTCATCGGGTCGGACAACGCCCTGCTGGACACCGAAGTTCCCGTCCGGCAGCTGTTGGAACAGCTTATCGCAAAGCTCTCCATTCCGCCGTTCCTGCTTGGACTGAACTGGTCTACCACGGAGCGCATGAGCACCCAGCAGGCGGACATCCTGACCTCTGAGCTGGAGTACTACCGCCGTCTGCTGGAACCGGCGCTGCGCCGCATCGGCACCGCATTCCTGCGGCTCGCCGGCTCTTCCGCCGCCGTTTCGGTGGTGTGGAGCAACATCAATCTGCAGGACGAGACAGAGCTTGCACAGGCACGGCTCTGGAACGCCCAGGCCGAGGAAATCGAACAACGACTGGCAGCCAACGCTGCTGCAACTGGAAAGGAGTCATTCTCATGATGTATCAGAATCTGAAACTGGAAAAGGGCATGTATCACATTACCGGCAAGAACTTCTCCGAGGTGCTGGAGTCCGCCGACCCCTCTGCATCGTATGCGGAGACACCGCTGGCCGGACTGGACGCTTTCGAGCGCCAGCTCAAGCGGTTCGACATCCACGTCAGCGGCCCGTGCTGCGACCGTGTGGAAAAGTTCTTCTCCACCACGGACAGCGCTGTGCTGTTTCCGGAGTTCATCCGCCGTGCCATCACCGCCGGCATGGAGCAGTCCATTCTGTCCGACATTGTGGCGGTACACACCAAGAGCGAATCCGGCGACTATCTGGCAGCGGCCATGACGGACACCGCAGCGTACACCGTAAAGGGTGCGCAGAACACCGCACTGCCCGGCTCCGTCTATCAGGAGGAGACCACGGCAATCAAGCTGACCAAGTACGGCCGTATGATCCGTGCTACCTATGAGGCGATCCGCAGCCAGCGTCTGGACGCTTTCACTGTGACCCTGCGCTCGGTGGGCGTGCGTCTGGCGAACTCCATTCTGCTTCAGGCGGTGGACAAGCTGGAGAGCGATGCCGGCTCTATCGTGGCGAAGGCCGGCTCGGCGCTGACATACGCTGACCTCACCAAGCTGTACGGCGCCGCTGCCGGTCAGCCCAGCACCATCCTGCTGCCCTTCGGTGCGCAGCTGCGCAAGTGCGCCGGCATGTCTGCCGACTATGTCATCGGGCTGAACCACCAGTTTGCGCTGGAAATGGTCACCTGCGGTGATCTGCTGCTGGAGACCGACCGTCTGATCGATACGCAGGCAAACTGCATCGCCGTATCGCTGCGTGCCGGCTTCCGTGTGCTGACCAAGACCGCCGTTCACGAGCTGTCCCTGTAAGTAACATTCAGTCATAAAAAGGAGGTGCAGCGCATGCATCGCAATCCCTGCGGGTTCTGCCGGAGCCCGACCCGGCAATTTCCATTGCACATCCGCACAACAGAGAGGAGAGGTATCATGAACACAAAAGAAAACACAACGCAGCTGCTGGCACAGCTCAACCAGTTCACCCGCCGTGTCCATCAGGAGGACGAGGTCTTTCTGTTTGACGTGCACCTTTGCGACAACGAGATCGACCGGGACGGCG